AACTGAACCGTGAAGGAAAATAAGAGGTGGTCAACATGAAATTGTGTATGTTCAATGATTGCAAGATGGGCGATTACAAGTACTCAATTCGTTGTTGTGACTGCCATGAGAAGGATTGCCCGGAGAGATGTATCAACGAATTTTGCGATAGCTGCTACTGGGAGACAGAGGAGAAGGATGAAGAGCGAAGCGTTCAGATGTAACTACTGCGGTGGATTTGTAAATCCGACAACTTATAAGTGTGAGTACTGCGGTACACAATACAAGAAGCCGGAACTTGAATATGGTCAGACAAGGCTGACACTGATTCCGGTCAATGTCCCTACCGAGGTGCTTTGCGTGGCGAAGGAAATTGATTACTGGATGTATCGTGATCTGGAGAAGCATGGAGTTCCGATTGAGGAAATGGTCAGACGAGAGATGGCAGATGAGATTGCTAAGAACATAGCTGATAGGATGGAAATTCAACAGGATATTGGCATTGAATTTGGGAAGATGCGTTTTGCGGCTAGGCTGAGACTTGTCAAGCCGGATTACAGATTTTGAGGAGAGAGATGGATAAAACGGAACTGAGAAAGAGAATGGATGAGTTGTGCAAGGGATGGGGCGAGGGTTGTACTGGATGCCCTAGTCGGGATTTACCAGTTTGTAGTCTGGAAGAAAGCGTACTTACCGCCAAGGATTATGAGGACGGCATAAAAGCCCTTGAGGACTACGAAAAGGATAAGATGGGAGAATCTACCACAGATGCCTCAAAACCTCCTCTACACGCCACAGAAGAGCCTACACAGGGGTCTGAGTACGATGTTGTCAGCAAGCCTAAACATTATGCCTCTACCAGTATTGAGTGCATCGATGCAATGAGAGAGACACAGGGAGACGAGGCGGTCAAAGCCTTCTGTGTGTGCAATGCCTTCAAGTATCTCTGGCGGCATAACCGCAAGAACGGTGACGAGGACATCAAGAAGGCAAGTTGGTACTTGAATAAGGCGGTCGAGATCATGGAAGGAGAGAAGGATGATAACTGAATTCCAGGAGCGGTTGAGAATTCTCTGGAAGGAGAGCGGTATTTGCGTCAAAGATTGGGCGAGACAACTCGATGTGCCTTATCCAAGTCTGCAAGGCTGGCTTTCTTCAAAAACAGACCCAAGGGCATCATCGGTGGCAATGTTAGCAAAAGCAACAGGAGTCTCAGCAGATTGGCTTCTTGGACTCACAGATGAAAGGAGTTGACATGGGGCATTCAGAGGATTATATCCGCAACAAAACATACGAGTTGGAGAAGCAGAAGGTCGAGATTGAGAGAGACAAGCTGAAGGTGCTTACTGACATCAGAGACACAATGTTTATGATGCAAGCGATGTTCGCCATTGAGATTGATACAAGAGCCAAGAATGGCAAGTATTCCAAGGATGACATAGAAAGGGTCGGCGAGTCCATGTCCAACATCAAAGATGCAATCGAAAAGAGGTGGTCAGAGTGAGTTTTTCAATATGGGATGCCGAAAGACTAAGAAGTATTGAAGACAAGCAGAGACAAGAGCTTGAAGCTCTCAAGGAAATTATCCGCAAGCAAGACAGGCAGATTGCTATTCTGGAAGGCATTCTCAGAGTTTTGGAGAGCGGAATTGACGATGGGAGATGAGTATGCTGATTAATGAGAATGGATGCCGACCTATGAACTGCAATGCGTGTAAATACCACTACAATGTGAGACAGAATTTCTACCTTCTGAAGGATGTCGAACATAAGGACATGAACGGTTTCGTCTGTGCAGCTTTCGCCGATGAAGAAGGTGTCATGGTGTATATGAGTGGTCTGGTCAACGATTCCACAGATCACTGCGAGATGTTTAAGCCGAGAGGAGAGAAGTGATGGTAACAACTAAGACTCCGATTTACATTACGAAGGATGAGGCTATTAAGGCAATCAAGGGTTGCCGAAACAAGGAAGAGATGGAGTGGGCAATTCGCTCGATTAAGGCAACAAAGGTAAAGCGGTCGAAGAAGATCGCTCCGGCTTATTACAAAGGTCCGGGAGACGAGGAATTTTGTCCTCACTGCAAGAAGAGCATTGATGTCTACTGCTTGAATAAGAACGTCCCCAGACTAGTTTACTGCTTCTGGTGTGGCAGTGCGGTCGAGAGGAAATATGGCGCACCTAAAAATCCATACTTTGATAAATCCATTTTGGAAGAGAGGGACAAGCAGAATGCTGAAGGCCATTAAACATTTTGTAAAGGTGGTCAGAATGAATTTTTGCAGACACAGATTCGTTCTGATGGACAATGAATTTAACCGAGTGAGCAGACAGAGTGGCTGCGGAATACTTTGGTATAGATGCCCGAAGTGCGGAAAGATGTTTCGGACAGAAGTGGCATGGGAAGGCTACAAAAGTTATGTCCCCGGTTGGTGCAGCTTCAAAAAGAGAATGTAAAAGGTGGTCAACATGAAATCTGTAATCTGCATAGCTATCTGCGGAGTCTGCATATATCGGATACTCAAGATGTGCAGATGGACAGGAAAGCTAGAGTTTTATGTGAAAGGTGGTCGAGTTGAAGATAAAAGATAAGCCTAAATTCAGAGAGGAGTTGCTTAACTGCCCGAATTGCGGAGCGCCTATCACCGGAGACAAGTGTGAGTATTGCGGTACTCAGTTCATTGATTGCACTACCATTCAGCCGGATAAGAGGTTTTATCTCAAGATTAGTCCTGATGGCAAGAAAACAATTATCTGCCGAGTGTTTCTGGAGAATCTATCAACTCAGACGGAAAGCGAAACGCTTGACTCCGGAAGATATTTGGATTGCAACGTTCTGACATTGGCATCAAGTTATACACACAGAATAACGGCAACATATGTAGTTTGTTAGAGGTGGTCAGCATGACAGAGATATACAATACTCCAAAAGTCATTCACATCGTGGAAACTGACAAGGACGGCAACAAGAGGACTGTACGATACATCAGAGAAGACATAATCAAAGACTTCGGTAATGGTATTCAGAGAAAACTCGATGCGATGATGAGGGAACTTGATAAGCCGAAAGTTTGAAAGGTGGTAAACATGGCTAGACGAAAACCAAATGGTGAGGAATTCACCGTTCAAGAGGCAATGAATTATCTGATCGACAAGCTTATTATGTACGGTGGAAGTGAGCTTGGTCATATATTCCTCAATGGATATATCAAGGAGTATGGCGAGGTCCCAGACGAGTACAAGGATGCCGTCAAAGCATTGATGGAAGATTATGGAAAACCGAGAGGTGGTCAACATGAGACTCATAAGGGAAGATAATCTCTACTGGGCATTTGTAGCAAAGGGACAAGAAAGCAAAAGGTATAAGATTGGCGAGAACTGGGAACTGAATGCTGAAGAAATCCGTGAAGTGATCGCAAGCGTTCCAACGGTAGGAGATGACAGCATCGTTGCCGATGGCAGACAGGAGTCTTACTGGGAAGTGGAACATCATGGCGGCTTTTCTCCCGGCGGCAATCCGCTCTACAGATGCCATAACTGCAAATGGATTTTTGGTACTCACATGATTTACCCGAACTTCAGATATTGCCCTGAATGTGGGTACAAGATGATTGATAACAGGGAAGCTAAATATGTGTAAATTTGAAGTTGGAATGAAGGTGTATACGATATGCAACCTTGATCCAAAACGAATAGGCATTGTTCAAAGCATAACTCCAACAGGCCGGATAAACGTTGCTTTTCAAAATGGATGCGGAGGCACGTTTACCATGCAATTCAGCAAGAACGGCACTCACGGCAAGGGATACTTTCAAACAACTTTGGGGATACCGACTCCGGAGATTGAGGAAGAAGTCAGGCGCCAGGATGTAATTCTCAATGCCAAGAGAGTCATGAGACTTTTAGAAGAAAATCTCAGCTATGAAGAAGCCGTAAAGATCATTGAAATTTATGAAAGCAGGAAGGACCAGAGTGAATAACGAGGCATTTCAAAAGATAGTTGACGCAATAACCGCAGCATACAATGAGAGCGCGGCAGAAATAATCCAGTACGAGATCCGCTCATCAAAAATGTGGCTTGCAATTCTGATTGTTCTGACAGTCGTTACTGTAGCGATTATGATTGCTAACCATCTCTGCAACAAGAAACGTGATCTGAGTTGGGACGATGAAGCTCGTTCGGTTTTGGTAATTACAACCGGAACGATACTCATAGTTGTGTTTATCTTTTCCATACTTTACCAGATTGACGACATATATACAGCGATGTATTTTCCGGAAAAGACGATTATGCGGTACATCAAGTATACTGTGAATAATCTTTATTTTTGATAGTTGGAGACATATCCATTGGTTAAGAAAGGCGAGAAATTGAATGGAGATATTAAGCTTATTCAGGGTGATTGCCTGGAGCTTATGAAGGACATCGAGGCCGGTAGCATAGACATGATACTTTGCGACTTGCCTTATGGAGCGCTCAGCAAGCAGAACAAGCTCACAAAATGGGATGCTCCGATTGATCTAACCGCATTGTGGAAAGAGTACAGCCGGATTATTAAGCCTAACGGAGCTATTGTGCTGTTCGGCATGGGTGCTTTCACGGCGGAGCTCATTATGTCAAACCCTCGAATGTATAGGTACAGTCTGGTATGGGATAAGGTTCAAAAGACCGGTTTCCTTAATGCTAATAGGATGCCACTTAGACAACATGAGGATATAGCCGTGTTTTACAAGAAGCCGCCTACATACAATCCTCAGATGCAGAAGTGTGAGCCGCACAAGCGAAACCACAATAAAGGCAACTTGGAAGTGCAACACGTCAATAGTTGTTATGGAGGATTTGTAGAGGTCCCCACAATTATCTCCGACGAGAAATACCCGACAAGCATTGTTACTATTTCAAAAGAGCACAAGAGGAAGATGTATCACCCAACTCAGAAGCCTATTGCACTATTGGAATATCTGATAAGGACCTATACCAATGAAGGCGAAACCGTATTGGATAACTGCATGGGTAGTGGCAGCACTGGTGTGGCGTGCATCAATACCGGCAGGAAGTTTATTGGCATGGAGCTTGACGATAAATACTATGATGCTGCAGTTGCCAGGATATTTGGAGAAAGGAATTGAGCTTTGGTATTTTCACCAGACAGTAGAAGCGTACAACATGGAGATGAATATTACTCTCCTCAGAACGTGGTTGACATGATTGTTCCTTATGTTTTGAGGGGGGGATATAAGACTATTTGGTGCCCTTTTGACACAGAGGACAGCTTATACGTCAAGACCTTCCAAAAACTCGGCTATGAGGTAAATTACGGCCATATAGACACCGGCCAGGACTTCTTTAGTTATACGGAGCCCCAGGGCGACATCGTGGTCAGCAATCCGCCGTTTAGTAACAAGGATAATGTATTTAAACACTTGTATGATTTGGATATTCCATTTGCTATTGTTATGGGAGCTAATAGTCTTTTTGACAGCAGGACCAGATTTAAACTCTTTAGAGAAAACGGTATTCAAATATTGGTTCCACAAGGCAGGATGAAGTTTGTACACAAGGAGCTTGGATTGATGAAAAGCCCAGCGTTCCAGAGCGTTTATGTCTGCAGCAGAGTGTTAGATAGTCAGATTGTGTTTAGCGATAGCGTGTTTTAATTTTTGGTTGTAATGGAAATATCCATATGATATTATAGGGTAGAAAGGAGAAAGGCAATGGTAGGAATACTGTCGCTATTTCTCCTTTTTTTGATATACGGCTCTGTGGTGGAATAGGTAGACACAACGACAAAGCGCACGGAGGATTGTGAGATGTAAGACCGTGGTTCGTCTCACGTTGTAAGGTGCAAATCCTTACCAGAGCCATTTGACACAAAATAAAAGAGCCTACCTACTGCCAATAGGTAAGCTCCGAGTGGATGAGAAGTCACGGTTCCCAAACACACAATTTCTAGGGATACTGTATCACGTTCTCATTCCACTTGCAATGTTTTTGGCAAGAAAGAGTTGAGGACGTTTTATTATGGCTAATCGCAGAATGACATCCAGGCACATCACATCGACAGTACAATTTACATCTATGTCAGCCGGCGCAAGAGCATTGTATCTTCACTTGATGGATGAATCTGACGATGACGGCATCGTGGTCGGTGCTATTATCATCCGCATGGCAAATCTTAGAAATCGTGATCTTGACACGTTGATTGACAACGGTTACGTGGTTCCACTGGTTGATACGCCGGATAAAGAGCGTGTAGTCTACATCACACACTGGCATGATTGCAACACATACAAGCATCCAATTGTGCCTTCAAAGTATAGAAACAACCTACTAATGACGATGCCCGACATAAAGAATCGCTTATTTAAAGCGAAAACTGACAATTCTCTGCCCACAGATATAGAGTCAAGTTAAGTTAGGTTTAAGAGAGAGACAAGACAGGACAGGTTTAGGATAGGAGAGGTTTGGAGAGGGAAACCCTTTAACTACAATTTGGACTATTGCATTTGCCATTCCATGTCTATATATATATATATATATCTATAATTGACAGGACACCACTCTTAGTATAGCCTCAATGGTGTTGGAATGTTTTTCATTGTTTTATCTCCTTTTATTGTTGCTGCAAGGGACTCTCTCTGGTCAAGAGGGTCCTTTTGCTTTGCGTATTGCCTCAAAACGTAAAATAGAGCCGATACCATTTCTGATACCGGCCCAAGATTATCTACGGCAAATCTGTTTTTAATCTTGGTCAGCTTCGGTTCTAGTAAAGATACTCGCCAGCGGTGACCGCTCCGCAATCATAGGCATCGTCCGGCAACTCTCTTTCATGACCGTCAAATGGGAAGATCAAGTCGGGACAGATAATGTTCAAACCTTTGATGTCATCGATCATTTCTTCTTTAAGCGTGAGATATGCGAAGTAGTCACTTGCTCCATCGTTGTCAACAGGAGTTTCAAGATAGAAATAGTAATCATAGGTGGCATCCTCAAACGCGAGTCTGTTTACCTTGCGGTGAATACTGAGTCCATCTACGTTTGTCTGCCATCTGAAATTGGCTGAAGGATTTGCCTCAATTGTTCTATTCATCTGTATCCTCCTCCATCAAGTCGTTTACGCTGCACTTCAAGGCATTGGCTATTTGTACCGCTTTGATTGCTTTAGCCTCATTTAAGCCTCGAAGTTCCCATCCCTGAATTGTCTTTAGCGGTATTCCTGTAATTTTTGAAAGGGTGGTCTGCCTCATGTTTATAGATGTCCGGAAAATTGTGAGTTTTGTAAATCCCTCGTTGAGATCAACTAAATCATATTTGGCCAGTTCCTTCGGCCGCAGCAGTCTCGGCAACATCAGCAATCCATCCTCGATATAACCATCATCAGGTATAGGTCCGTTCGGATTATTCCTTTTAAACTTGTAAAGTCTTCCTCTTGCCATATTTTCCTCCTTAAAACTTAGTAAATCTATCAACCAGGGCATTTTTTGCAGCCTCAGTCAACTCTAAATTGTAATAGTTTCCGGCTCTTTTGGTAGGCTTACGCTCTACCCAGGTAAGAAACCAACCGATTGCAGTACGCTCCATTCCGTACTGAGTTGAATACGGAGTGTACTTATATGCGTTAGGAAAGTTCTGACAACGCTGGTCAGACACAACCTTGATCCCTACCATATACTTTTTAGGAATTTTTAGCTCTTCCTCAACATCCTTAATGCTGTTGATAATGTCATCGACGGTGATAGTGCGTTCTCTCGAATTGCCTTGTGCATCATTAAGCGCAGCCTGCAGCTTGTCTCTGTTTTCCTCGCAAATCCTAATCCTCATTGTTTTATCCTCCTTTTTTAAACCCCTGGTCAGTTTCAGTTTTTATTTTCTTTATTTAAGTATTATTGTACTCATTTTTAAGTAGTTGTCAATATCCAATCACGAATTTTGTTCCGAAAAATTTTTAAGCCCCTGGTCAACCTCAGTTTTTTTAAAAGCCCTGGTCAACTTCATTTTTTGATTTTTGCTGCAATTATTTTTGAGTCCTGGTCAACTTGATTTTTTTGTAAACCTGGTCAACTTCGTATTATTAGTGTAAATTTTTGAGTCCTGGTCAACTTCACATTATGTATATGTTTAATCCAAGTCAAATCCAGGTTTTTTCCAAGTCCGGTCCAGTCCGTTTTAGTCCGGTTTAGTCCGCTCACATTTTGTTCACATCAGAATCATTTGACGAATTTGGTCAAACCGTGGTCAAATCCAGTTTTGCAATCGTGGTCAACATGGAGATGTTTAGCAGCAGGAACCGAACCCGAAACAGCGCCGCGGCCGAAAGCCGGTCAACATGAACCGTGGTCAGGCCCGGAATAACAGTCAATAACACTGAATAACAGTCAGTAACATAAAATCCGGTCAACTGCAGTAGAATGTATCGCCGCAATCAAAGCCGTGGTCAGAGTCAGATCAAACATGTTAATTTGAATGGCCTCAGCCCAAAATCTGCGGAAAATTCTCATAAAACGTGGTCAAATCCGAAAAGCAGCAGTAGTTCAGCCATAAATATAATTATTAGCGATCAATCTCTCAGCCGGCCCCTATATATAAATATCAGCCAGACAGCGGCCAGATCGCTCTCGGCCAGAACCGGTCAGTCGGTTTATATTTCGCGCGTGGGGGATTTTTCGCTTTCCATCAGCAGCCGCATGATTTTTAAATCTTCCTCAGTCCCGGCAAAATTCAAGTGCTGCCGATTTTTTTGGAGTTTTTTTCGAGACTCCTTTGTGGGCGCGCGTATGGGGAAATTTTGAGCTTCCGCCGCTTCTTTTTTATCCGGATCGTAGCCTTCAGCCAGTGAAAATTCAGGGTAGGCCCCGAAAATCCGCGGGAAAATTGAGTCCGGACACTTTTTCAAAATAGCCCCGATTTTTTTGCGTCCCCGCCTCGGATCCCTCGCAGCAATCCTCGCCCCGCTCCAGAAACCACGCGCCCCGCGGCCCGCGGCCCCTCAAAAGGACCCCAGCAACCCCAGCAGCAGACACAGCCCGCCACCCAGGAGAGACGCCGCACAGAGTCCGCGCCGCGATCATCGCAGCAGGCCGAACAGATACCAACGGCTGGAGAGAACCCCGAAACGCGGCCCGCCTACAGATAGAACTGACACCGCGAACAGCAGCACAACCGGAGGAAGCGCCACCCCTGGAGGAATTGCAGCAGGAACCACACAAGGACCCACAGCAGCAAAGCAGCAAACGCCGCGCCACGTATGGACATAACGCGCAGAAGTAACACCACACCGCGCAGAAGGCCCGCAGAGCTATTTTTAATGCTTGCATGTATAAATACACCACGAACAGCTAAAACGCCGCAAACGGCCAAATACAAAGCCAAAGCCCGCAACCATAGAAGGACCTGCAGCAGATCCCACGCCAACTGGGGAAAGCAGACACGGCCGGAGGCCCTACAGATCCCGCTGAGGATATACCGCGCAGGAGGCGACGCCGCGCCAATAGGACCCGCACAAGGCGCCACGCGCCCCGCCTAGCAACTTTTAAGAGGAGCCCGCACAAATACCCGCGGAAGCTTTAAAGGCCCGCAAACGGCCCCAGAACGCGCCGAGGACCCGCGGCAACTGCGGCCACTGGTTTATATATTCCGGAGGACCCGCAGCCCCTTTAAACGACGCACAGAACGCCGAAAGCAGCACCGCGGACCAATAGCCACAGAAGGCCCCGAAAGCCCAAGGAAAGCCCGCAGAACGCGCCACAACGCCATATATACGCGGCAGGCCATAAGACGCAGCACAAGCAGCACAGAAGGCCACACAAGCCCGTTTTATAACTTGCATGGACATATACCCAGCAAGGCACAAACATCCCGCAAAAAGCCATAAACGCCCCCAGGAAGAGCAGCACGACAAAAGCCCCAGGAAGGCCCGCGAGAACTTAATCTGCAGGACCCCAGGAAGCCCGCAACCGCTTTTATATATAGTTCTATATAGAATTATCAAAGAACATGCAGAAGCCCGCGCAGAAGCCACACAAGGCCCGAAAGGACGCCCGCAGGAATTGAACCCGCGCCACGAAGCAAACGCCGCGAGGAACCCACCCAGGAAGCGCCGAAAGGCACGACAAAAGGACCGGAGGAAAAGCCCCCGATCCCGCATGAATCACAATTTTATAATATCAACATCCAACAAGTTACGAACAACGCGACGCCCGCGAACATCTTTACATTTTACGGTTCCATTATTGGAAGGAACGCCAACCACATAATAAAATTTATGTTTCCAAATCGCGCCCGCGTTAAGCTCTTTACTTTTTGTTTTATCTCTCACAATCATTGTATACACTCCATTTTATAAAACAGCGACGCCCCCAGGAGAGACGCCGCGCCCGCGTTAATTAATCGATTGACACAATATCATCTTTGCAGATTGAAACAATGTTAAATCTATCTTTATAGCCATACAGAAGGCCGCCACACCACCAGAAACTTGAAAGCGTTATCTCCTCAATACGATCCCCCACGCGCCGAAAATCAGACTCAAACCCGCGAACAATATATTTTACTTTCATATAATCCCCCTTTTTTTAATAAGCCGCATCATATACGAAAGCGGGAACTTTATATATATAACTCCCAGAACGGACCAAAAGCGCGCCGGCACCATAGCAATATTTTTTCATCCCGTACACGCTACCAGATGCAGAAAAATTTGGATATTGCGAAAGCTCAAATTTTAAAGCTAATTCTTTATTCATATATTTTACGCGCATTATATACACCCCCTTTATACTAGAAAATCTATGTTTTGTTTTAGAAAAGCAACAGCCCTGGAGAAATTGCAAAACTCCGTTATAGTATCCCCGCAGAAGTCCCACAAAGGATCCGGAGAGATCCGCGCCCGCGAAACCCACCACGGCCCGCGCTTATTAATAACAAATCCACCGCGCCCATGCTTATACTCTACACAAAACAATTCACCGTATTTATTACTTAATTCATATTCCATACAGCCAAAAATATTTATTCTAAGTCCCATAATCACGCCCCCCGCAATAATTTGTCATACCACCCACCGACGACAAACAAACGGCCGGAGGGGAGACAATAATTAAGTAAGTCTTTTACGCGTGCAAGTGTTTTGTGAGAGGTTGCATATATGCCACCATCGGCGGCACGATAAAAAACCGAAACACGGACCGCATTGTTATATACAGTGTCGCGCGAAATAATATATATTAGCCCCCCGCGCGCATCCCCTGTATTAATATAAGCGTAATCAGACAAGCCAAATTGAATGCGCTTGTAAACATCAGATAAAATAGAATCATTATGTTGCTTTATTGCCTCATATCCGGAGAAGTCCCCATAATGAAAAGCATGAACACAAGCCGCGCTTGCAGATTTTAATTTATATGTTGTTTTCACACCGTCACCCCCTAATTAATAACAAGTTTTATTCCAAACTCTTTCAACTTTTTTGTAAATATTTCAAGTTCGCCGCCATCGACACGCATAATAACTCCAGACAAAAGTCCCTCTTTTACACCGTTTTCACATTCTATAAAATTAACACTGTAATATTCCGCGCCGCCTGAAGTGTTATGTTTGTATAGTTCCATTGTTTACCCCCTTTTATAAAATCCATTATTCCGGAGGAAGTCCCCCGCGGCCGTCTCAGTGTCGAAGAATTTATTGCTAAATCTCAGCATCACAACGTACAAGGAGCCCGCCCGCATTAATTTTGCAACGTCGCCTTCAGAATTTTTATAGAAGCTCATATATTACCCCCGCCTATATTTAGTATAGTTTGCATAGCCTCATTTACTGTAATTAACCCCCGGTCATAGTTAGTGAGACAATTGTTAATACTTGCAATTCTATTGTTTTTTTGCTGATCCGTAAGGCCATCAAAACCGCCTATAATTTGCGCTTGAGTATAGCGCGCGAACTCTTTTATAAATCTATGTTTCATTGTTTAGGCCCTCATTTAATTGCATTAGAGTTGCTAGCACATCCCGCACCGGATCATTAGACCCCAGCCCGAAACGGCGTTATATTTTATTTTTGGAGCTTTCCACCACACCCAGGAAGAAAGCACCAGCCAGAATAATTAACACTTGTAAAACCTTGTATATTTCATCATGGGAATAATGTTATATTTCGTGATTGCGTCCGCGATCTTTTCAGAGTGGGGAACCCAACCGAAAACGGCGTATTCCAAAAAATCCACCTTTTCCGAAAGCGTCCAAGAACGGTCAACACATAGAAACGCCTTTAAATAACACATATCACCCAATCTGCAGAACTTTTCTAATTCTGTTTTAGCGTCCCACTCTTTTCTGAAGTTTTCACGCATTGCGCCAGAATCGTGTTCAATACGGATCAAAACATCATCAGGAATATAATTTAGTGGAACATCGAACCGAATACACCCGAACCGGTCAACAAAGGCAATGCTTTTATAATCACCGTGTTTAATTACAGCTTTATTTGTATAGCTGAATCCACCAGGAAACGAACAAACCAGCAAATCAAAATTTTTAGCAATACTCATTTTTTGACCCCCTAACAACAAATTCTTTTCTATTTGCAGCTTGCACCGCGCCATACAACCAGCCGTCAAAGTAATCAATATTATGGCAAAATTGTATATACTGGTCAGAATCACCCATATACACATATAACCCGCGGCCATAATCTTCGCGAACGAGACGAGGAACGCCAAAGTTATTGATAAACGAATTTAGATTGTTTTTTACTGTCTCATATTCTTTTTTTGTAAGAACATCGGCAAGCAAGCATTCTTTTACAAAATCATCACGCATTATTTCCAGCTTGAGAACTTTATCATCTGTATTGATATGTAAGCCGTCACCAATTACGCGGCGCGCCATCAACTCATATTTGCGCTGTAAATCGTAACTGGGGGAAATATTCCCAATTGGAGCATAACCTGTCACTATTGCGGCATTGCTTGAAATCTCGTATACATCGGCCGCCCATCCTTCAGTTCTAGTCATGTAATAATCTGGAGTCGTGTCCGAAAATAAAGACTGTAAATTGCAATATCCCGCGCTGATAAGAATTGAAAACCGCTTGCGAAGATCTTTTCTAGTAATTTCGTGTTTCATTGTTTAAACCTCCATTTTTTTGAAATTAGGCCGGCCCCAATTCCGGACAACCAGCCAAAGATTATTAATTGTTAAAATATAAAATCTCGCCGCTTTCCGCGTCCGTGATCCATTCAACAGCCGGATCAGTTACAAGCATAGAAAGCATTGATTTACTAAAAACATCAGGCTCATTATGATTTTTAAATTTAACATCAATTTTTGAACCGTTATCATTACCGAAGCACGCCGAAAGCCAATTGTTTTTGTAACTCATTTTTAGAACCTCCAAAATATTAATTGTTTTCGTTTCGTTGTAATTATATTAATATATTAACACCTCAAAATCAAGTATAAAATACCCGAAAAATAAGGTTTATCAGAAGAGCACAAACCAGTTGTTTAATACTTGTATATAAGTACTAAACGCCCAAAATATAATATATAAAACATGTATACAAACGCCCGAAAAATAAGTATTTATTTATGCAGTTTTTAAAAGTCGATTGACAACGCGCAAAATTTAAAAGAGAATGAACAGTCAAAGAAAAGAATTTAAAAACGTGATCAGGAAGTAAAGCAGCACAAGCCGCGGAGAGACGCGACGCCACCCGCGCAGGAAATAACACCTGGAGCAGCAGAAAAGGCCCCAGAAGGCCCCCAGGAAAGCCACACGGCCCGAAGCGCCTACAACCTGAAGCAACTGCGGCAACCGGAGACGGCCGAAGATCCTACAGGCCGAAGATCCCGCGCGCGCTGCTTTCATCTCCAGCAGTTAGATCTGGAGCGCAGAAGGACCCGCGGCGAAAGCTGGACAGCTTCAGAAGGTAACAAGCGCGGCCCGTCTTCCAAAAATGGAACAGCAATTGCAAGTTAGAGCCCGACGCGGCCGAGGCCGTATATATTAGTAATAAAACACCCATAAATGGAGAATTGAAGCAGGAAACACCAGGGAAACAAAGCCACCTGTAAATAAGTAATTAATTATTGAAATATGAGAGTTTAATCTGCAGAAATGAGGACCCGCGGCCAGAGACGATCAGGAACGGAGCGAAGGACCTGCAGCACGAATGAAAGCCCAAGGAGGCCGCAGCCGGTCCGAAGAGGCTATAAAAGCAGCCCCGAAAATATAACTCCGGCAAAAGTCCGGAGGAGGCCAACATCATGACCGCGTACAAGGCCCGGAGAAACACGAAGAGCCAAGGCTGGAGGAATGGAGCAGGCACCCGCAGAAGAGGCCGCAACGCCTCATATATAAGCAATAGAAACACTAATAAATAAGTAATGGAGGCCACAAAAATGAGAAGCAAAACGAACAAAAGAGAAGCGCCGGAGAGATACGAACACGGGGAGATAGATGACATTTTAGTGGAGAATAAACAAGGGCAAATTATAACACAGTCAGATATACAGCGAACAATAGATATATATATAAATGGATTGAGAGATCCCGAAAGTATATATAATAATAAGCCAATGATATTCAATGGACTATTAGAAGCTATATATAGAAAGAATATCAAGTATATATTGCCTAATACATATAATAACGACTATGAACTATTAGACAGTATATTTATTAATATATATATAAATCTATGTTATACGTTCTCATATATTCCAAGTGTATTAATATTCTGTAATCACTTAGTAAAAATAGATATATCAAATATATATAGTATTAAGACAGGATTCTACAGAGATAGTGATGCTAAAGTAAATAATAATATTCGCTTAATTTGTAAAAAATGGGAGTCTATGTGTAACTCTGATTTATTCGCTAATATAGCCCATAATAACTCTGTTGGTTGTATATTTATAGCTAAAGTCAAAGGATACACGGACCAGCCGCAGCAGATGCCGCAGATTAACGTGACAGTGACGCCGAGTCTTGATGAAAAAATGCTGGAGGCGATCAGGACAGGAACGCCCGGAGAGTTGCCGCCGCTGCCACCAACGACAAATTAAGCGCCGCCTATATGGACAAAATGGAGTTCTTGTGGTGTTAGTATATGCTAAGTACTATATATTGTGTTCATTACGCCGCTAAATAGATATTATGCGGCGTATTTGATATTTTGCGCGCTTTTATACGATTTTTTAAAACGCCCCCCGGCCCCGCGGAGAGTACCCGGATGCAGGATGCACGCAGGCCGCGCGCCTTGTCAACACGCCGCGCCGAAGGCCCCGCCAGCAGGAACGGCGCAAAATCGAACACCCGTTCGGGGGTCAGGGCGACAAGGGACGGGCGCGGTATTACCTCCCTGAGCATTTCCAAGAACAAAAAAGGCTTTGTGATATATACTCCCACCGAGTACTCCTCAAGGCTATGTGATATACATTCCCCAGAACATACTGGAGCGATAGATATATACTGCATCATCAACATAGCTGGCAGAGATACATGAGTCTAAGCCATATATGTCATCCAGCCTGGATATATGCAGATCACATGAATGTTAAATCGTCAGTAAATTAGGCAAAATAATTTAAATTGTCTGACTATATCGGAAATTGTATTTATTTTCAGCACAACTGCTTGACAATGTTTTGCAAAAGAGTTATTGTGACGGCAACAGGGGTAGACCTCATGGCTCGTTGGGGTATACCTCTCGCAGGCACAAGACCCACGCAGATGTCTGTAAGCTGGACGAGCAAGACTGATGATGAATTGCACAGTTGCTTTCTTGCGATTTCATTTCACACATATACCTCCGAGATTCATGGGCGGTCGGTCCGCTCCGTGACGGTTCAGCCGACACCGTAGAACGGCTGGTAGTTATCAGTTTTCAAGCCACGGAGAGCAATCTTCATTCCGGTGTTCTCCAAGTGCTTGTCAGAATGTTTAGCTGAGATAGCAACATGACACTCCGAAAATCCAAACTGCACTTGGTAATGCGGAATATGAATCTCAGCAGTAGTGGTGGAAGGTCCTTGAGAACAGGCTTTGATCCCGTAAGCCCAGACGGACAAGGCGCCGGATGCCACACTAACGCAGCGTGATCTAAGTAGCTATGATACCTTGCTTTGAGAGTGAGGAAATGCAAGTGCGACTCTTGCCGACTGCGCTTCTACTTGCCATGATGAGCGAAAGCCAAGCTAGTTGGGCATCTAACCGTGATAGCCGGAACTCCTTTCTGGATAATGCCTATTTTTTTATGCCTATTGGCACATAGCTCAGCCTGGAAGAGCGCACGACTGTTAATCGTGATGTCGTAGGTTCAAATCCTACTGTGTCAGCGATTTCAAAATTTTTTAAAAACAAAAAAGGGAGTTAGAGGGGGATGCCTGTCTGCCATGTGCAGATGGGCGTTTTTTGATTTTATGGCGAACAAGAGAGAGTCAAGACAATGGTATGACCAGACCATAAGGGACATAGCGCAGAGGAAGGATCTGCCGTTATACGAGCGCATTGGATACTGCTTTCAGGTCATCTTGAACTTTGTCGAGAAGTACAACACGAAGAAAGTCAATCGAGACAGACAGTGGGCGATTATCTGGCTGAAATACATCCGCGAAACGTGCGTCATGGCGATGGCCAATAATGTAGACGGAGACTGGCTGCACCTCTACTGGGATGTCATGTTGATCGAAGCGAGGCACATGGTTGTCGATAGCTATTTTATCTTCCTGGAGCGCAAGAGAGAGCAGCACGCGAAGTTTTATGAGCCACGAAGAGAGCTGCTTGTGAAGCATGGAGTTGTCCAAGCTCTGCAGGACCTTGTTGATGACAAACTTGACCTGCTTTCCATATCGATGCCTCCGGGCACAGGAAAGAGCACGCTTGAAATCTTCCTGCTAAGCGGAATCATTGGCTGGTTCCCAGACAAACCAAATCTGACGTCCTCGTTTTCAGGGACCATGACAAAATCCTTGTACGATGGAGTCAACCAAATTCTCACAGATGTTGACGAATATGCTTGGTTTGACATATTTCCGGAAGTTCCGTTCAGGTCCAGAGAAGGGACCAACTCAAAGGACCAGACCATCAATGTTGGCAAGCGAAAGAGATTCAAGTCACTCACTTTTCGAGCTATCAATGCTTCGCTTACTGGTAACACCAGATGTGAGTATCTACTCTGCGCCGACGACCTTGTTTCCGGAATCGAGGAAGCTCTGAACAAAGAACGACTAGAAAAGCTATGGCAGACATACAACACCGACCTCAAGACACGAAAAAAACAAAATTGTAAAGAATTGCACATCTGCACCCGCTGGAGCACCCTGGATCCTGTTGGAAGGCTGAAAATTCTAAACGAAGGCAATCCGAGAGCAAAGTTCTTGTCTGTCCCGGCCCTTGACGCAAATGGCGAGTCCAACTTCAAGTACGAAGGAGATGTTGGATTTGATACTGCCTACTTCAAGGACATTCAGAAGTCAATGGATGACATATCCTTCAAGTGCTTGTTCCAGAATGAGCCCATTGAACGTGAGGGATTGCTGTACCACGACGATGAAATTCGCAGATACCTGGAGCTGCCGTTGCAGGAGCCGGATGCTGTTTTGTCAATCGTTGACACGAAGAACAAGGGCACTGACTATTTCGTACAGCCGGTTTTGCTGCAGTACGGCGAGGATTACTACTGCACCGATGCTATCTGCAATGACGATTCAAACTATGAGTTACAGTATGCCAGATCCGCGAACATAATACTCACCAGACATGTTGAGGCTTGCCAATTTGAGTCAAACAATGGCGGCGATAGAGTTGCCCTGGAAGTAAGCAAGAGAGTGAAAGATGCAGGCGGATACTGCAATATCACGCAACAGTTTACGACTCAGAACAAAGAGACAAAGATTATTGTCTACGCTCCATGGGTGAAGCAACATGTTATCTTCAAGGACCGGTCTATGTACCAGCCGAACGAAGATTACGGCAAGATGATGGCCTTTCTCATGGGGTATTCGCCCGTTGGTAAGAACAAGCATGATGACGTACCAGATGTTTTCTCCAGCTTTGCGAAATGGAAGAACAGACCTGAGACGCCGCCGACAATCGTAGGGAGACGACCGTTTTGAAAAAGAAAAATGCGCTTAGTCAGTACAATGACCTTGTTAGAGAGATTGAAGAGGTTGAACAGAGAATCGCTAAGACCGAGAGGGACCTTCAGAGGATCATTGACGAAGGGGAAGTAACCGACATGGTTCGTGGCGGTGAAGGCGGTATTCAGCACTTCCAGATTACTGGATTCCCGAACAGGGACTATAACAAGATGACCACACTGCTGAACACCAGGAAGAGCATCCTTCATGCTCTGAAGTCAGAGATAGAGCAATCCATCAATGATGTCCAAGGGTTTATCAATAGCCTTGAGAACTCCCATGACCGTAGGATTGTCACTATGCGAGTAATAGACAAGATGTCATGGCGGCAGATAGCACAGAACATTGGCGGCGGCAACACTGCCGATAGCGTAAGGATGGCATACAACAGAATCTTGGAAAGAGAGGACCAAAATGGCTAAATATGTCAAGAAGCCGATTCCGATCACTGCGATTCAGTGGACAGGACACAACAAGAAGGAAATCATGGACTTCGCCGGCAATAACTGTAGATTCCGCGACGGTAAAATTTCAATCATCATCCCCACTCTTGAGGGAGACATGGGAGCGATGGACGGAGATTTCATTGTCAAGGGTGTCGATGGCGAGTTTTACCCATGCAAACAGGATATTTTTCTGAAAACTTATGAAAAAATCAGTGAATAAGCGAATGTTGTTCGTTTTGTTCGTTTTTATTGATTTATATTTATGCTGAGAAAAGTTACAAGCAAGGTTATTCCGTAGTGGGAGCCTTGCTTTTGGCATATTGGAGAGCAAGTAATGGCTGATACGACTAGCACCACTAACACACAACAGAATACGATTCAGAATCCGAATGCGAGTGCTGCACAGTCTCCTCTTCTGACCGGAAGGAAGAAGATTTACTGGAATCCAGTGGACTTATCGGTGAACGAGAATGTTCTCGAAGCGGTAGAGCAGACGATGGTGGTGCATCTTGATAACAGAGCGCAGATGCGTTACCTCAAGGAGTACGAGAAAGGTGACCAGCCGATTTTCTATCGAGTCAAAAACATCCGTGAGGAAATCAACATCAAAGCCTGTGCCAACTATGCCAAGCTTATCACCGACTTCAAGGTCGGCTACGAGTTCGCCTCTCCCATCATGTTTGTACAGAGAGCCAAGGATGACTTCCGCAAGGCCGACTCCAAACAGGATGACAAGAGAGTGGCATCGCTCAACGAGATGTTGTGGGAACAGGACAAGTTTGGGAAGAACATTGAACTTGCACATGACTTTAAAACCACAGGGCTGGGTTATCTGCTTGTGTATCCCAAGCTTGAAGAGTCCGATGACATTGCTCCGTTCGACCTTGTAGTCCTCAATCCGCTGAATACCTACTGCGTGTATAGCAACGACGCCTACAAGCGCAAGATCATGGCGGTGACCTATTCTTGGATTCCAGAGATGTCGATTGCTCGAATCACTGCCTATACCAAGGATTGGATTTACGAGATTCTTGGAGACAAGATTGTCAGCAAGCAGCCGAATATCATCGGCAAGATCCCGATTGTCGAGTACAAGAACGACATTAACCGCATGGCTTGCTTCGAAGCGATCATTCCTCTGGCAGATGCACTCAACATCGCCAACTCCGACCGAGTGAACGATGTTGCTCAGTACGTCCAAGCGATTCTTTGGCTGAACAACTGTGCCATTGATGACAACCAGAAGGCTGAACTTCGAAACGGTGGATTCATCCAGACCACAAGCACTGCGGACGGCAAGGATGCCAAGGTGACATATGTCACATCTGCCTTGAATCAGCAAGAGACACAGGCACTGGTTGACTATATGTATGACCAGATGCTTGAGATAGCTGGTGTCCCTGGAAGAGACAGTGCTTCTGGTGGTAACACTGGAGCGGCAATCCTTCTTTCGAACGGATGGCAGTTGGCTGAGACGATGGCGAAGACGATGGAGCCGATTTTTGCTGCGTCCGAGATGGAAATGCTCGACATCATCATTGCTATCTTCAAGAATACACCGAATATCCCGGAAGAACTGAAGAAACTGAGGAAGTCTGATGTCATTGTCAAGTTCAGCCGCAACAAGACATATGACCTTGTATCCAGAACTTCGGCACTCAGCAATCTTATCAGCATCGGTATTGATCCCGGCAAGGCGATTGCCGCAGTTGATATCTTCGATGATGCCCAGCAAGCTACTCTGGATTCCCTTGAGAGAATCGACAAGATTCTGTTCTCGAATCGTGAGAACAACACGACCTTCGAGCCGAAGAGTGGTGACGGCATTTCCGTAGATGGTGTCAAAGGTGCTGATGACTACAATGCCGAGCAGAATCGGGAGAATGCTTCAGCGGTATGAGAACCACGGATTTACGGTTTGATGAACTCCATAGCTTGTCGAGAGAGACATACGAGGAATACTTCGATGCCATGCCGATAAGCAAAGACCAGAAGACAGACAGAGTGCTGATTGCTATGGCTCTTGAGGATCGATTCCTTGAGATTCTGTCACTGGTCGAATTGCGGCAACGAGAGGACAGACCGTGGCTTGGAGAGGTGATTGAGTTATTTGCTCTCGCCTTCCTTGCCGTGGCAAACCGTAGAGTTACGGATGACACCATTACTGAGAAAGCAAATCGTTTCGGACAGGATGTCGGGTTGTCCACATTCCAACACCGAGACGAAGAATATATGACATCAGCTGACAGAGCGATAAACATGGCGGCAACAGAGTCAAATGTCATCATGTGCTATGGCGAGTTGCACGATGCTCTCGAAGCTGGCAAGACCACGAAGACATGGAGAACCATCATCGATGGTCGAGAGAGGGAATGGCACGAAGAAGTGAACGGTGTGACGATTCCCATTAATGAGCCTTTTGTAGTCAACGGTGAGTTGATGATGTACCCACTGGATGACTCTTTAGGGGCCAGCGCAGACAATATAGCTAATTGTCGGTGTTGTGCCGAATATAACTAACCGTCACGGAGATGTGACGTTAATAAAGCGCAATGTGGCAGAGAAGCCACGTAAAACAATTCGCACTATTCACAAAGTCAGAGAAGACTATAACCGCAAGGAGACACATGGACGAGAATATCAAAGTTACCACAGAAGCAGAGAACACTGAAGGCACTGAGCCGAAGGTGGAGACAAAAACTGCCGAAGAGCAGATGGCAGAACTTCTTGCCGAGAACAAGAGGCTGAAGAAGGCAGTAGACAAGAGTTCTTCCGATGCATCCAGCTGGAAGAAGAAGTACATGGACACTCAGAGCGAGTCTGAGAAGTTGTCTATGGAGAAGGCTGAGAGAGATGCCGCCATCAAAGAGGAACTTGAGGCACTCCGCAAGGAATCCGCAATCAATAAATTTGCCAAGTCGTTTATGTCTTGTGGATATTCCGAGGAGATGGCAACCAAGGCGGCTGAAGCGCAGTACTCCGGCGATACGGACGAACTTTTCCGCATCCAGAAAGTTTACATGGACAACATGGAGAAGAAGATCCGTGCAGACATCATGAAGACGATGCCGGCCCCGGCCACTGGTAACGATGATGACATCCAGCTTACTCAGGAACAGTTCGATAACATGGGTGTTGAGGAGCTGACGAAGCTTTACAACGAACATCCGGCTGTTTACAAGAAATTTGTTCAGTAAACCAAACCGACTCTCAATCCTGTGAGAGCCGCTGACCTACAAAAATTATAGGAGTTTTAATTATGGCTACAGTTGATACAACTACTGGAACGTATCTTGCGAACCTTTTCAATCCCCAGGTAGTCGGCGATAAGATCAACAAGAAACTGTGGGATTACATCAGATTTGCCCCTCTTGCAACCGTTGACAACACTCTGGTTGGCAGACCGGGCAACACCATCAGCCTTCCCTATTTCAATAAGTCGGTAGTGGCCAGTGTCGTTCCAGAAGGAACCGACGTTACCATCTCCCAGCTTACTGGCTCCAAGGTTGATGTGACCATCCAGAAAATCGCAGCTGGCGTTCAGCTGACCGATGAGGCCGTCCTCAGTGGCTACGGCAGACCTCTGGATGAAGCTATCGATCAGATGGCAAGAGCAATGGCTGATGCTGTTGACAATGATGTTCTTGCTAAGATGGCGGCTATTACCGGTTCCGATGCACACATCGCTACGGCTGGTGCGCTGACTGCTGACGGTGTAGCTGCTGCGCTGACAATGTTCGGCGAAGACATCGATGGCGATAAGGTTATCCTCGTAAATCCGAAAGCATACGAGACACTCCGTAAGGCTAACGGATGGATTCCTGGAACTGAGGTTGCGGCGAACGCTATCATTCGTGGCACTGTCGGTATGATCTATGGTTGCCAGGTTGTCGTTTCCAACAAGCTGACTGCCGCAAAGTGCGCTTACATCGTTAAGCCCGGTGCGCTGGCTATCTACAACAAGAGAGAAGTCCTCGTTGAGAAGGACAGAGACATCGTGAACTTCAGCACTGTCGTGACAGCTTCGAAGCACTTCGTCTCTTACGTCTACAACAAGGATCGCATCATCAAGATGCCTGAGGAGTAATCCGAAGTTCTGGAATATGGTTTTATGGCTAGGCCCTCGATTGTGGGGGCCTAGAGTTTAAGGAGAAACACTTATGGGTATGCTACTCAGACGAAACAGAGGCAGTATCGGTGCAATGACCACACAGGCCGCACTCGAACAGCCGGAGCAGAAGACAACGGAGACTAAGGCTACGTCCACCAAGGACGAGAAACCGAAGACCGTCAAGAGAGGCAGACCAACCAAATAAGACAAGGACACAGATATGGAAGATATCAAGAATAAAGTCATGGAGATGCTATTCGACTATCTGACAGAGGCCGATAGCACCATGGTTAGTGTTCTTGCCGACAGGGCATTGATGGCATATCGAGAGTATCGAAACTATCCAAGTACATGGGATGAGGATGCTATCCTTGCCGACATGACCAAGCACGTTAGCTGCATCGGCGATTTGGCCCTTTATGAATGCATCCAACAGGGTGCGGAATTCCAGTCTATGCATATCGAATCTGGTCTGTACAGAATGTGGAATTCAAAGGGCAGTGTGTTTACACAACATCGAGTAGTACCGTTTGTGGCTATCTAAGACGGTAGCATGTCGCAGGCCCTCCACTGCGATGTAGGGAGTGTCTTCTTGGGCGGTTGGGCATGACACTATTTATATTTTGGGGGAATAGACATGAGGTGCTTGCAGAGACAAACACAAAAGTTGTGGTTTTCTGTAAAAAAGATGGGATTCACTGGAATCGATGAAACTTCGGTATACAGTAAGCCGGAGATGCATAAATTCACGGTGTCGGCTACTGGTTCAACACCAGAAGATTATGCGGTCGGTATTGTCCCGGATTATGACAGATATATCACATCATTTGACCGCAACTTCAATCCCATCGAGGGCACACAAGTCTGGGTAGATGTCGAGCCTGTTCTCGATGAAAACGGCAATGTGAAGCTTAACGATGAAGGCGAGCCCATCGTGCCGCCGGACTATACGCTGAGACGGCGAGTTGACACCAAGATGGGGACGGTTGCCAGATATCTGATTAAGAAGAATGGTGACGAGGTAGGTGATGGCAATGGTGATTAATATCACTGGTCATTCTGAGAAATCTCTGCTTAAAGCGGCAAAAGCGGTCGAGCGGTATCGTGACCAAGTTATGGCAAACAATGCGGCTTTCCTTTCGACTCTGCTCAGTTACGGAGTGAGAGAAGGATATAAGCACGTTAACAATGTCGGCGATAATTACGATCCACCGGATTTCGACAGAGTAGACCCACTCATGTCTGATGGGAACAGTCCTAAAGCATCGGCTACTCTTAGCCTTGTCGGAGAACAAGCAGTATTTGTTGAGTTCGGAGCCGGTATTCACTATAACGGTGCGCCGGGTACATCGTCTCACGATTTGGGACTCAAGTTCGGTTATACCATTGGTTCCTACGGAATGGGACAAGGACGTAACGAGTACTGGTTCTACAAAGAAGACGGCGAATGGAAAAAGAGCGAAGGTACACCTACGGCAATGCCGTTGTTCAAAGCCAAAGTGGAAATGGAACAGAGGATACCTTCGGTTGCCAAAGAAGCGTTTAGGAGTAAGTGACATGGCAACTATTACCGAAAATCCCATCGAAGAGATTTATGGACGATTCAAATCTGAATGCGTGAGCAAAGGCATCATTGATGCTGACAGAATCTCGTTCGGCAAGTCGGATGTAGGGTCGAAATTGCCTTGGATAGCATTCAAGCCGATGACGAACTACACATGGTTGCAAGCTAGAGACTTGTCCAATAACGAGCCTGGAATCATCGTGAATGTCCAGATAGAGTGCTTCGCCAAGAAGGAGTCCACGGCGATGAAGCTTGAGGACCAGACGAAGCAGATCATGTTTAACATGGGATTCTACTCAGTAGGATTCGCTCAGAGATTCAAGAACAATGAAGTCCACAGATATATCGCTCGTTACGACTTGCGGTATACTGGCGAGTTACTCGACTTGTCAGACGATTAACACATAACTGGCACTCAGTAATGGAGAGTGTCACTGACCACAACTATTTAGGAGGTCTATCATGGGTAAGGCTCATAATACAATTGGAACGACTCTTAAATTTGGCACAGAGAAGGCTTCTCTTGCCGAGATGTGCAAGATTAAGACATATCCGCAGCTTGGCGGTGAAAGAGAGCAGATTGAAAGCACTGATCTCACAGACGAGGCTCAGACATTCGTACCTGGAGTCCAGTCTGTAGAATCTATGCAGTTCACTGCCAATTTCCTTCAGGACAAGTACACCGCTCTGAAGACAAATGCGCTGAAGGACGGTTTCTTTGAACTGACCTTTGGTGGCAATGCCGGAGCAAAGGCTACATGGGAAGGACAGTATGACGTATACGTGTCGGAAGGCGAAGTTAACGGCCTCATCGAGATGGTGATTGTCGTTTATCCTTCCACAACGGTTGACATCACCGCAGCGTAAGGATTTTTCATATAACTGAGGAGGGCAGTTATGTATATTTTCAAAATTCACGGCAAAGAATACAAAGTAAGATTCACCTATCGCATGATTTGTGACGGCGATCTTCTCGACAGGGTACAAGCGGCTACTGATTTCACTGACCTCAATGCGAAGGGCATCATCAGCCAGCTTGCCAAGACCACAGCAGAACTTCTGCTTGCCGGACTTCAGAAATACCACAAAGACGAGTTTGGCTACAAGGACGAGAAGGACAAAGAAGCAATGATTGACGAGATGCTCGACCTCTTCGATGACTACGAGGATGAGTCCACCGAGGAGAATCAGCAGTCTGCATTTACCCTGTTCCAGGATTTACAGGGAGAACTGGAGCGTAACGGTTTTTTATCCGCTATGATGAGCGCATCGGAACAGATGAGCCAGATGGAAGAGGCGGTGGAGCAGACGAAGACGGAGATGGAAGAGGCTCCGGCGAGAGTCATCGCTATGACTCCTACAGAGAGCAAATCCTAAACGAGACACTTCCTTACTTCCTTATGTTGGGAGTAAGCGAAGAGCGTTTCTGGGAATCCATCCCCATTGAACTCGAGCCATATCGCAAGATGGACGAGATGCAACAAGAGCGTCTTGACTACAATATGTGGCTCATGGGTGCTTATGTTTCAAATGCTGTGAGCGTGGCAGTAAGCAATGCCTTGAACGGCAAGAAGTCAAAAGCGAAGTACTTGTCAGAACCGTTTTCAGCGGCTGAGAAGAGAGAGCAAGAGCGCACTCCGATGGATGACTTCAATCGATTTGCCGCTTGGGCGGTTGTTTACAATGAAAACTTCAAACGGAGACATGGATTAGGGCAAGGCGAATAACCTTGCCTTTTTCTTTATATGAGGAAGAACAATGGCATCTCAGAAAATTGACGAATTACAAATAAATATCGGGTCGGATGCCACTAGAGCCATAGATCAGCTAAACAATCTGTCTGCCGCTTTGACACTCACTGCGGCTTCTGCTTCGAGATTGGCACGAGCAACATCTAGTCTTGATGGATTCACGAATGCCATTGCGAGGCTCGCCTCTACTGATGCAAAGACGGCGGCATCAAATATCAGGACACTGAACAGTGCCTTGGGCGGCAAGAATCTCAAGAGCAAGCAGATTTCGCTTGATATCTCCGTAAACGGACTCGACAAGATTGATAAAATCAAAGATTTTGCTATGCCGAAGGTCGGCACGGTCAATCTGAAAGATACTGGTATCAACTCGTTCATCAATGCCATGCGAAGGCTTGCATCGGTTGATATGAGCAAGTTCAATACCGACTATCTGGACAAGGTTACCAGTGCAGTCTACAAGATATCTTCCGTGAAGGGAGTTGACAAGACAATATCGAGTTTTGTCACTGCACTGTCGAAGCTTGCTTCTGCCGGAGAGAACACGCAGAAAACTGCTGACGGATTGACAGACCTCACTAAGAAGCTGAGAACAATGATCAAGGCGATGAATCTGCTTGGCGGTGTTGACACTACAATCACTGCCTTCGTAGCTGCTTTGGCACAACTCGCTTCTGCCGGGGTGAAGACAAAGTTCGCCGGCACTGCGCTGAGTAGTCTTGCTGATGCGGTTATAGACTTCATCAACAGAATCAACAATGCTCCACCCATCAGTGACAATGTCGCACAGACAATCCAAGGCCTTGGACAACTTGCAGCTTCTGGACAGAAGTTCACTGTTGCATGGAAGAACATGGGTGATTATAGCAATGGTGGCAATTGGCTTGCTAATCTTGTTGCTAACTCTACGATTACCGGACTCAAGACTATCGGTAATGACATCGGTTGGGTGCTTGGTAAAGTCCTTCAGCTTGGTGGCAAAGGTGCTTCTGCGCTTGGCAGATTCCTTCAGATGATGAGGATGATTCCCGGCGGTGCATCTGGCATCAACAAGACGGCACTTAGCTTCGGCAATCTTCTGAGAGCGGTACTTCCGTTCTATGGAATCCGAGGAATCTTCAACTGGGCGAAAGAAGCCTTTGAGGCTGGCTCTTCGATTGTTGAGTTGCAGAACGTCATCGACACTGCGTTTGGCTCTGTAGTCAATGGATACAGTGATATTTCCAATTACATCTACAAATGGTCGCAGACTACGATTGATGCCTTCGGTGTCTCCGAGATTGCGGCTCAGAGATATGCTGGTAAGCTAATGTCCATGTTCAACTCTTCTGGCTTTGATGCTTCTGAGGAGATGAGAAACAGTGCCGCCAAGATGACCACTGACCTCGTTGAGAGAGCCGGTGATATCGCATCCTTCTATGACATTGGCGTTGACGAAGCGATGACTAAGATGCAAGCGGCATTGGCTGGCATGACAAGACCCATGAGAGCCTTGGGTGTCAACATGAATGTTGCGAACCTTGAGGCATTTGCTCTTGAGCAAGGCATTACTCAGTCTTGGAAGAGCATGGACCAAGCTACACAGATGGCGGTTCGTTATGCTTATATGCTTGACGCTACCAAGTATGCCGCCGGAGATTTCGGAAGAACATCTCAATCGGCCGCAAACCAGGTCCGACTCCTTCAGCTGAATGTTCAGCAGTTGTCTGCAACACTTGGACAAGGAATGGTATCTGCCATCGCTCCTGTGCTTAGTTGGCTGAATGCATTGGTCAAGAGATTGATTCAAGCGGCAGTAGCCTTCAGAACCTTCATGTGGACGCTGTTCGGCAAGCCTCTTGCGGCGATAAGGGGACTTGTTAGCGATACCGCAGATTCCGTTGACGATGCGGCTAGTAGCCTTGGAGACGTTGGCGGTGGAGCGGCAGACGGCCTTGGAAGTGCCGGGAAGGCCGCAAAGGAACTGAAGAAGCAGTTATCTGTTTTACCATTCGATGAACTCAATCAGCTTGCTAAAGACACTGATTCCGCTGGAAGTGGCGGCGGTGGCGGCGGTGGCGGCGGTGGTGGAGTAGGCGGTCTTGGAGACATGGGTGACCTTGGTCTTCTTCCAGACTTCGAAGACACACTTACCAATTCGCCTGTCATCAATGCAGTAAACCAGTGGGCGGCACGAATCCGAGAAGCTTTCTTGAATAAAGATTGGCCCAAGCTTGGACGAGTGATTGCCGAAGGCATAAACGCCGGATTCCAGTTCATCTACGATGCTCTTTCTTGGAGCAAAATCAAACCGATTATCGTTGATGGATTAATCACACCTTTCCAGACAACAATCAACTCTATGGCTGATTGGATTAACTGGGATTTGATCGGTAGGACATTCGGCAGAGGCTTGAATGATGTAGTTTATACGCTTGTTGCTTGGATTAATGGATTCCACTGGAGAGACTTTGGCACACATCTAGCTGAAGGCTTGAACGGCATGATTGACGAGTGGAATGCTATGGAATTTGGGCATCTCCTTGGAAGCAAACTCAGAGCTGCATGGGACTTCTTTGGTGGACTTGTTTCTAAGTTCGACTACAAGGCTCTTGGCAGAAAACTGAAGGAACTTGTGAGGACGGCAATCATCACTCTCAATCCGAAGGACATGGGTGAGTCTCTTGCCACATTCATTAATGGCATTGCTGACACTATCACGGAATTCCTTGGAGATGGAAAGGTCCAAGAGGATTTGTCCGATGCGTTCGCAGAATTCATCAACAGTTTCATCCAAAAGCTTGATGCCAAGAAGGTGAAAGGTGCGATTAAAACTGCGATAGATACTATCGTAGGAGTCGCATGGGAAACCTTCAAGAAGGTGGACATGATGCCGCTCATCGGCGACTTGCTCACAATACTGTCTGCTCTTCCTTGGGGACTCATCGGCACTGCAATTGTAGGCCACGCAATTAGTGCTGTCATAAAAGCACTGGCTGGCGGCGTGATAAGCAAGCTCCTCGTAGATGCTATCGTTGGTGCTATCACTGGTGGCGGTGGCGGTGGAGCTGCTCTCGCTGGTGGTGCAAAAGCCACTGGTGTTGCGGCAAAAGCTACTACTGGTGCGGCTGCTACTGGCGGTGCGGCTGCTACTGGTGCTACCATCGCTGGCATTGGTGCGGTCGTTGCTCCTCTTGCCGGACTTGCGGCGGTCATGAGACACCAAGTCAACAAAACTGGTGGCACGAAGCAGTTCCAGGGAAAGAACCTTGCTCCTAGTTATCAGCAACCGAAACAACAGGCTCCTGTCAGCGGACAGAATGCGGCTGGCTATAACACAAAGGTTCAGACAGTTCCACAGGCATCTGCCACTCCAAAGGCAACACCTACTGCCTCTACTGGCGGTGGAGAGATTTCTGGCATCACTGCCAAGATCAAAACTGTCTTGTTCGGCGAGAAGGACCCTTCCTTCAGTGTGCTTGAGTTGGCGAAAGCCAATCTGCTTGAGACACCTACCGTCAAGAAGACGATGACCGGTGAGCAGACTGCGCAGTTCAAGGATGGATACAAGAAGTTCACTGATACCAAGTCGTATGACACGACCAAGGGATTCGGTGCAAGCATCTCCAAGACGTTCAGTACTTGGTGGGGCAGAAATGTTGACAGAAAGAACTATTCGTCCACGAAGGGCATGGGGGCATCTATCAGCGGAACATTCTCTACATGGTGGGGAAGAAATACTGATAGACACAACTACAGTTCTACAAAGAGCATGGGTGCTTCTATCAGCGACAGATTCAACACTTGGTGGTGGAGAAATGTTGACAGAAGCTCGTATCCGGCAACGAAGTCGATGAACGCAAGAGACGCTGGAAAGTTCGTTAGATTCACAGACCTTTGGCAGAACATCAAGGATAAATGGGTTGACATCAACGTGTCCATCGTTAAGAAGACCTCAGACCTTGGTGCTTGGATTAAGGGTAAATGGGAAGAGCTTGTCAGTTTCCAGTGGTTCGCAAAGGGCGGTATGTTCACTGGGCCTACCGCAATCAATGTATTCGGTGAAGCCGGAGCAGAGGCGGCTATCCCTCTGGAGAGGAAGTCAACCATGAAGCGCATCGGTAATGCGATAGTCAACGCTGGCGGTATGGGAACATCCAACAGTGAAGACGTTGCAAATGCGGTGGCTGAAAAGATTGCTCCAATCATCATGAGTGCCATGAGCGGACAGGAGAATCGTCCTATCAATGTCAATGCCACTCTGTACACAGAGAATAATGAAGTGCTTGCTAGAGCGGTCAATCAAGGGAATCGTAGTCTCGACAAGAGATACAATCCTGTGACTCAGTATAGCTACTAAAACAATGGGGAGATGAGCGTAACAACTTGTCTCCCTTTTACATATAACGAGGTGAATTATGGCAGATGTACTAATCCGAGTTGATGGAGTGGATATGCCGAATCCATCTAAATTGCATTGGGGACTCCAAGACGTTAGCATCGGAGACTCCGGGAGGGACGATAGCGGCTATATGTTCAAGGGCCGTGTCACCCAGAAACGAAAGCTGGAATTGGAATGGAGTGCCATAACTCCGGCGGTGGCTTCTAGGATTCTGAAGGCATTCAATCCAGAATACATCGATGTTCGATACTGGGATGCTATGGAGAATGCTTGGCAAGTCCGCAATTTCTATGTAGGGGACAGAGGTGGAGCGGTTAAGATGTGGACCGTGAATCAGAAGCTATATGAATCCATCAGCTTCGACATAATCGAGAGGTAATTGCCATGATCAGTGCTTCTACTGCTTTCATGCAGAAAGTGAATAACGGTGAGATACCTCTGATGCGGATGCAGCTTACTACTGCGAGAGGCAGAACGATATGGCTTGAGGATGGGCAGTTCTGGGGACAGAGCGTCAGCTTCAACGAGGCAACCTCACAGGACAATGTCTTCTCTGTTGGCGATGCGGTCATCGGTGGATTCAGCTTTTCTCTTACGAATTTCGACAGAAGTTTAGATAGTATCGAGTTCGAAGGTGCGGTAGTTGTACCGTTTGTGTACTTCGAAATCAACGGCACAAAGGAATATCTGCCGAAGGGTATCTTCTATGTCACATCACACACCACGAGCGGCAACATCATCAGATGCACTGCTATGGATGCGCTGAAGCTTCTCGACCAGAGTTCGACTCCAATCACATATCCGATTACGGTCCAGAATCTCGTTGTGACAATCTGCAATGCGAATGGCATCACTCTTGATACCACGACTATTCCGCATGGCGATTTTGTACTTCCAGAGCCTGAGAAAGACCCTAGTGGAAACAGTACGGTCATCACGGACAGGCAGATGCTTTCTTATGCTTGCCAGTGTATCGGATGCTTCGCCAGAATGAACGAACTGGGGCATTTAGAGGTCAAATGGTACGATTTTGAATCACCAGTGGTAATTTCTACCACCTTTGATGGAAAGAGCCTCTGGACGTCTCCTATCACTGTCACAGGCATATCGGTTGATGTCGGTAATGGTGTCGGTGCGCTGATGGTCATGTCTATCGATCCCAACGGCACTCTCAACTATATTCGCACTTCGGAAGTGACCGATACCTTCGTGATTGATTCAAGCGGTAATTTGATTGCTACGGCAGAATCCGGCACAACATATCGGATAAATACGAGTGGTCAGCTTATAAGAACTGGCGAAGAGATACCGGCTCCGCAGACAGATGGTAGCGGCAACGACAGTGTTAGCATCCTTTATGGAACCGATGACAGAGTAATCAAGATTTCTGGTAATCCTTATATCACTGTGAGCAATGTGGTTGCGGTGTGCCAGAACATATCAAATGCCATCTTCGCAAAACCGTTCCGACCTGGAACTCTTCCTGTTCTTGGGAATCCTTGTCTGCAAGCTGGCGATGTCCTTCAAGTGACTGACAGACTCACTGGTCTTGTCTACATGATGCCCGTCACAAGCACGACATATGACAAGACACTGACTCAGAATATTAACTGTGCTTTCGAGCAGAAGGCAGATGCCGACCTTCGTCCAAATGCCAGTTACAACATGAGAGTATCAGTTGCCAATGCTATGGCACAGGCACAGGCGGCAGACGAACTTGCTCAAGCTGCTAGGGATCTTGCCGAGACGAGTGGTTATCAGCCTTATATCGTCAGTGACAAAGGTACTGCTTTTGCGGCTGACACAGATGCCAATCTCACTGCCATCATTTATGACATGGATATGAATGAAGTTGACCCTCAAGGCACGGATGTCATCTACAGATGGTGGGTTGCCAAGGATGGTGTCAGAGCCTCATATCTTGGCGGTGGCAAGTGGATAAAAATTCCTGTCTCAGACCAGTTGTGTGATTATGCCGCTGGCATATACTTCGAGACGAAAGACATCAGCGAAGGTATAAATCCATTCCTTCTTGCAAAGCGAAACGATGCCGTTATACTTACGACCAGAGCAGGAGTGCCGTTATCAGCTAGGGCGGCAGAGGTGTACGGATGATTTCTCAACCTTTAACAATCATTAGAACGAATAAGCTAGGCAAGCCATATGTCCAAAGCACAGACCCTTCTCTCAGCAACACAATGTCTCTGAATGACCTTTGGCTGAATATGTCTGATGGAACGATGAAGACATGGGACGGCGAGAAGTGGGTGGAGATGCAGTTTGGCGGCAGTGCCATCATGGATGATTGCATTACGAACAGAATGTTAGCCAATGACATTTCTGCCTCGAAGATTGTAGCCGGAATCCTTCGGTCACAGGACGGTAGCTTCTATCTGAATATGGAGACAGGCGAAGCTGAACTTCTCAAACTGGTCATGGGCGGCGAGATTGAAGGTAACATCATTGCCACATCTTCTAATGGTCTGACGAGGGTAAGACTCAGAGGTAAGGAAGGTGACAGAGACATTACCGCTGGTCTTGTCTTCGAACAGAGAGAATCCGCTGACTCAGACTTGTGGGAGAATGCCGGACAGATTTACTTCGGCTATTCCAACAGGCAGACATATGCCACGTTTCAGGGATACATGATTGGGGCATACAACAGTGGAAGACCGGTCCAAGCGTACAATGCCGGTTCGAATGACGGACTCATGTGGAGAATGGTTTCGCTTGATTGGCTAAGAGCAAACTATGTCACATACCACGGTGTAAGGCTTGCCAAGAGAGAGGCAACAAGTGATAGCTTCGAGGCTATCAATCCTGTCATCGTTGTTACTGGCAATATCATGTCTGGCACTTCGATTGTCGGTAAAGGAACTGCCACTTTGACATACAAGATGAACGAGGTCATGCAGATTGACTTCAACATCAAGATAACCACATCTGGTAGCGGAACAGGCACTTATGGCATCTCGACCGCACTTCTCAGAACACTGAGTGATGAGATTCCTTCGCTTACTCCTATGGATGGTGGAGTGCTGAATGTCTTCAATTCGAGCGGAGAATCACTGATGATGACAGGCTCGTCCTTCATCGCTGACGGTGCTTTCTGGAAACCAGCTTATGTTCCAGACACGGCACTGGTCGGTATCAATGAATCATCCCTCACCAACGGCATGACATTATCTGGCACTTGCTATGGCAAGTATGTATTCGAGGATTAAGATATGACGACCTTTAACTATAGCGGAGTGACCTATGAGGTCACAGACGAGTCGATATATAGAGATTTCACCATCATGGCCGACTCCCTGGATGAGGCTTGCAAAATCCTAAGTGCCTTCGAGGGGATGACCGCTTACACATTCTCAGCTACCGACTACGACAACATGGTAGTCACCAAGCGCACGATTACTGTCGCAGACAGGATTTCTGTGAATGTCAAACTTCGTAAGAAGACAAGGCTTGAGGCGGTGGAAGATGAGCTGAACAATCTCAAGAGTGACATGGAAGACTTGGCAACAACTACGAATAAAACCACGACCGCAAAGATCAACAAGATTTTAAGCAAGGGGGGTGATTGAGTAATGTCAGCCACATATTTGCCGGTATATCAGCTATCGGAAACTTCCGCTCCCACGGCATCTGATTACTTGGTCATGCAGTCTTCTGCAACAGGCGGCGATGTAGAACTTCTCTCCGTAACGAATTTCCTTAATGCGTTTCTGAAGACCTATATCGACCAGATACCGCTCGACCAGACAACCATCGACCTATATACGTCAATGGGATGGACAGACCCGACATAAGGAGACAGTATGAATAGAATTTCAAGCCTTTTCAATTTCATAGCGAATAAGTTGGGTAATGTCTCCATGGGGACCACGGCACAGACAATCACTGGAGCGATTGCAGAACATGAGAGTGACATTTCAACACTCCAAAACAATGTCTCTGTTGCTACTGTTCTTTTGTCTAACTGCAATGCTGCTACAGATCCCAGAAAAATCTACGTCACGAATGGTGATACGACCAACAAACCGTCAACTGGCGGCAGTTATTTCTATGTAAGGTGCTTCGCCAGTAGCGGCAACTACTGTTGTCAGATTGCTATGAACATGAATGCCACAAGCGCAACATTTTACATTCGGTCGAAAACTGCGTCTGAGTGGGGAGCATGGAAAGCGTTGAGTTGACGGTATAGGAGACGAACATGAGCAATATAATCACGGCAAAATTTACTGACGGTGAGACAAGTGTTGTCACCAGTGAACAGTATATGTACGCACGAGGACAGATTCTCAAGGTAGAGGGACTTGAGTTACCTAGCGCATACAGAGTCAACTTCTCAAATAGTCCTGTCGGGGACTCGAAGACACAGATTGGCACTTCTGACGGAGTGATTATCCCGGATGTGTTCTTCGTTTCTGGCAAGCCTATCTACGCATACATCATGCTTGCTTCTGGCGATGATGACAGAGAGATTAAGTATGACATTACCATTCCGATTCTGAATGCCACAGAACCCGAAGATGACACTCCAACAGAGGAACAGGCTTCTGTAGTCAATCAGGCTATCAACGCTCTTTCTGAGGCTATCACGGCACTGAATGAGGCAACGACAAGAGTCGGAGAAGCGGTCGAGAAGATGGAAACATTAACCTTCAGAATCAACGAAGTTGGAGAGTTGATTTCGCAGACAGGGGGTGAAGACTAATGGCAGTTGTAACTACCAACCTGGGAACCGTAACTGCATATGGCGATGCCGTTGCCGCCGGGTACACAGGGACAAAAGCGCAGTGGCAAGCTCTAATGGCTGATTATGCTACTGTAGGAACACAAGCTGCACAGGATGCCCAGACCGCATCTACTGCGGCTCAGACTGCTACCACAAAAGCTGGAGAGGCTAGTCAGAGTGCCACGAGGGCTGAGAACGCAGCGGCATCAATCACGGCTCCTGACGCTACTCTTACACAGGCCGGAGTAGCCGCCGATGCCAAGAAAACTGGCGATGAGATTAGTGAGTTAAAGAGCGGATTAAGCGATTTAATGCTCAAGGAGCCTGCTGACATTGCGAGATTATCTACTGAAAACTGGCCGTTAGGATGGAGCAGAGGATATTATTCATTAGAGACAGGGGAATGGCTCACATCGCAGAGATTTATTTGTAACTATGTCAATACAAACATCTCCTTCGATGGTGCTTACAAGGTTATCCTCGTCCCACCTAGCGGATATGCTATTAATGCTCTTGCTTTTAAAGCTGACGGAACGTTCGACCAGTATGGAGAATCAAACACAACGACACACCCCGAATATGCCGATAAGATTGTTGAATTCAAAACGGAAGGATACGAGTATTTCCGTGTGTCCGTAGGAAGGTTTACTGATTCTTCGGCAAATGCAAAAGCAGTCGATCCCGAATTTATAAGCACTATTGGCGTGTATCTTCTCAAGCCAAATGAGGCAAAACTCCCAGATTACTGGCAGACGTACATCAAGACCAAAGCACTTTCCATAGCCAAAGCATCAACTCCCCCGATTGGTAGCGGAACAAGGTTTGCATTTATTACTGACACGCATCTCAGAGGGGCAGATGGACTGATGCACAACACTTGTCATTCTCCTTCGCTCATGGCATATCTGCATGACCATGCTAACATCGGACTTGGCTTTTTTGGCGGAGATGCTATCACATCTGGGTATGATACACAGGATAAAGCGGTTAAGGATTTAATGCTTTTCCGTAACACATTTGATCCTGTATGGGGTTGGATGCACAGTATTTTCGGAAATCACGATTATGGCGCAATTGACTCGAGCATCGCACAACTCAATAAATCCACACTGTACAATCTGCTTATCCGTGACAAGGAGACAATGTACAAGGCAGTTAATCCTGTTTATGGCTCTTATGTTCTGGATGATGCGGGCGGGAAAGTCCGTTTTATTTGCCTTAACTGCAATGAGGGAAACAACTACACCCAACAGAATAACTTTTTCTGCCAGTCAATGCTAGATGCTCCGACAGGATGGACTATTGTCTTCATCACTCATTTTTCGTTGTACAAGCAGAGTGATGATAGTCTAATTATCCATGAAAAGCTGACTAATACAAACAGCGTTATTCCTGCCATAGAAGCGTACAACGCAAGGCAGACATACAGAACATTTGACTTTACCAATGCAGGTGCAGAGGTTGCCTGTGTGATTGGTGGACATGATCACTTTGACGGAATGGTCAAGACAGCGGGCGGTGTTCCTGTTATTTCCGTGACTTGCGATAGATTCTATGGTTATACGGAGAGAGTCCTTAGAACGACCGCAGAGCAGGCATTTGATGTTGTTGACATTGATACATCTGCTAAATCCATCAGCCTGACACGCATCGGATACGGTAGCGACAGGACGTACACGTATGGAGGGTAATGTATGAACACATCCAAAATAATCAAAGGAGTGGTCGGCGGTGGAAGATATA